GCCTTTTCTCCAGCACGACGCTCACCACGCACTTGCACTTTCTCCTGACGCCCAGTATTCAAAACTGCGCCAGCAATTATCGTCTTCACTTCAGGAAGCTCCACTTGACTCACTTTCTTGTGAGATGCTTCGAAGTCTTCCTTCCATTGACGACAATTTAACAATAATTTCACATCCCCAACAGGACACTGCCTTTTGCATCCAAAGCAAATTCCAGTGAATCCTGGGGTTGAACATGAATCACCATGTTGAACACAGTGATAATATTCATTGACAAAATGATTTTTTTGATCATCTGTCATGCGATCAAATTGTTCTTGAGTATAAAGAAAGTCCTTTGGAACCATAGCTTTTGCTATCATGGCTTCCACTTGCTCCTTGGTCAGGAACATAGTCTTGGCAATTTCCTTCTTAGACTCAGAAACTTCAATACCTAAATATTGAGAAATAATATTTCGTTCTGTTTTTCCAAGAGGAATCTCTTCCAAAGGTTTCACATCAGGAATTAATACTGCCGGGGCATGTAAGGGTAAATTACTCTTTTCATGCAAGAAGGGACACGAGACTCCATTCTTACAATTTCCTTTTGCGAAAAACAAACACACAGCTTTCTTTGGTTTCTCATCTCTCATGTACCACAAACGCAACGATGATATTGATACAATCATTACGAATATGGCACTAAAGGTGACAATGGGATGTGAATCCATGCTTTGTTTAAGACTATTCAAATGCAGAATGGCTTCCTGCTGAGCCCAAAGGCGGTGTAAACCAGCCCATGGATCAGCATTTGCTTCTTTCTTTTCATCCTCTTCTCGAGGATTAAAGCCAATTCCTGCACGAGGCATTCTATCTGCTACAACTCTTTCAGCCATAGCAAGATCCTCCTCAATAGCTTCACGGACAGCGCGAGGCATAATTTGTTCACGACCAAACCACGCACTGTAAGCATCATATCCCATAAAGACAGCTTTAATTGAAGCAATACCAGCAGATACATACTTCCATAACTTAACAGCACCATCAGGCCCATATTTCAGAGCTAGTGGAGCAATAAAAGCCACAGACAATGCACTAAGAATATTCAATCCTTCCTCTTTCGAGGGCAGTGCTTCCTTTTGTTCCTTTTGTTCCAGCTTGTCTTTTTCCATCTTCAACTTGTCATCAAAATGCTTTGAAATTGTTCTCTGATTCACAATCAAAGACCACAACTGCATACAAGCACCAATAATTCCAAGTAGAACATCGATAGTCACGGCACCAATCACGAATTGAGCAATAGAAGCGGCATCTTGGCCCACATATCGCGCATTTTGCACGACAGCTTCCTGCATAGCTCGGGCTGATGAATCAATACGATTACCAGCAACACTAGCCATATGCAGTGCACCATTTGCCACATTATTCAAATCTCGTGAAGCTGCTTGAGCTTCCACGTGAACAGCATTAATAAGTTGTTCTCTCATCATCCGGACTTCACCTTCAGCAGCAGCAAGACGACCATCAAGATCTAGACGCAATTGATGCATCTGATCATTCATGTTGTCCGCCATCTGCCGAGCATTTTCGACGATTTCAAATTGCACATTTTGTGCACCAATCCTCAATCCTTCCATCCGAACAATGAACATATCATATTGTCCACGCAACCAACGACACCAATCCACGACACCATAACACAGCCACACT